CTAGCTATACTGAAGGAGGTGACCGATTTGTCTTCACCCACCTCAAGTATGGCAAGCTGATCAGTGGTAAATGGGCGATAGCTGTCGAGAAACAGTATGTCCTCAATCGTAGAGCGGGATCTCAAGAAGACTTCCAATACGAGATGATCCAACAAATCCACGACCTCTCTCTCAAATTGGGAATACCGAATCAATGGATGGGAGTGGACGCTTCGGCGGGTGGTATCTTCTGGTCAATCGGTGAACGGGAACTCCTAAAGGGTTGGCATGCAGTGAGTTTTGCAGGAGCGGCATCAGATTTGCCAGTAAGCGCCCAATATGCCATGAGGAACGAGGCCACAGGAAAGCCCCAAGTCGGCAAGGAATTGTTCCACAACATGGCTTCAGAACTGTGCTTCGCCGCCCGCTACTTCCTAGAATGTGAACAACTAAAGGGCATCAGCCCCGATCTGGCATGGGAGATGACCCAAAGGAAGTATGTGCGCCGAACCAGAAAGATTATCATTGAGTCCAAGACCGACATGAAAAAACGGATAGGAAAGTCCCCCGACTTATTTGACTCATTTGCCGTAGGATTGTTTGTCGCCCGTAAAGTCTTTGGAGCCATGGCTGGATCTGAAGCAATAGAAGAAAAGAAACGGCTTAATAAAGAAACCTTCAAGAAGCTTAAACAAGCCTTGACTATAAAGAAGAATTGGTAGATTCTATTTGCCATTTATGGCTCAACTACCGATTGCGGAAGCTGACATCTGTATATTTCAAGGTGCCACCTTTAACCAGACCTTATTCTATGAGACGGGCGAACCTTCGGCCCCCGTCAACCTTGCGGGTTATACAGCCAAGATGCACATCAGGTCAAAGCCCGAATCCAAAGCACTAATTCTTGAATTGTCTACAACCAATGGTAGAATCGTCTTGAATGAAACTACAGGATCTATTAGACTTTTTATTTCGGCGTCCGACACGGCTTCACTCTCGGTCTGTGATAAAGCCGTATATGACCTTGAGCTTACAACAGGGGCCATCACAACCCGAATCCTACAAGGTAATGTTATCATTTCACCAGAGGTTACCCGCTAAATGAGCAAGATCTGTATCCCAATCCCATCCAGCAGTGTTATCGGTGTGTCCTCATCTCCGATTACCACTCCAAGTATTAACATTCTTCGCGTCGAACCATCAATTACGGGACTTACTGGTGGAACAGCGACAGACCTTGATTCTCTAAATACCGTTAGCGGAACCTATGCGGTGGGTATTGTGGTATTTGTTGTCATCGGTGGAGTTCCAGCAATCTATCAACTGACCAATGGAACTGACGCTGAAAACGATCCATTTATTATCCGTCCTAATGATTATGATAGCCAAACTGGAACAAAACGAGTTTGGAAACGACTAATGTAAAATGAAATATATTCTCTCACTTATTATCAGTGGAGCCTTGGTTGTTTCGGGCTTCGGGCAAACTCGGAACGTTCTTGTAGGAACCAATAATGCCGTAGTCCAACCCACCAACTTTTGGAGTGCTGATGCTTCCAATGCTCGCACGGGACTCGGATTGGGGACAGCGGCCACCAGTTCGGTATCAGCATTTCAGCCAGCTTCTACCGCACTTTCCAATTTGGCGACTGGTAATGGCGGGGCATTGAGTAATCTTCAGGCCACAAATCTCGTTGGAATTATTCCTGCATCTAATATCTCCACAGTCACATTCACCAACATTGGGGGAACGCTTGCTATTTCCAGTGGTGGAACAGGAGCGACTAATGCAGTCAATGCTCGGCAAAATCTCGGATCAACAGTGGTTGGCGATGCAGTATTTATTGCCACAAACGCAGCAGCCGCTAGAACCGCAATTGGCGCTTTGGCAACAGATGGAAATGCCATCAATCTTACAAATTTCCCAACATTGCTTCTCCGCACCAACGGAAGTGGCGCGGGATTAACAAACATAACAGCGGCCAATATTTCTGGATCAGTGGCTATTGCTAATGGCGGAACTGGAGCCACCAACGCCGCAATAGCAAGAACCAATCTTGAATTGGGCTGGTCTGCGCTGACAAATACCAACGCTTCCACATCTTTGCTTGGCGTGAACAGTAATGGTCAAGTTGTTTATGCATTAACAAATCCAATAACATTTACCAATCTTGTTAGATTTGGAACTGCTGCAAATACAAATACTGGTTCATTTGCATCATATATAGATGGTATTGGATATTTTCACAATGGAAGCAATGTCTGGTGGGTTAGCACAAACAATATGGAGTTTTCTCAACCAAATGCCGTTCGTGACAATCTTAATATTGGAACAAATAGCGTTGTTCGTTTTGGAGAGGTATCTACAACCAATTTATTGGGCGGAGCGTTTATGTTAAGCGCCGACTCTGGTGGAACAATTTACGAACAAACAAATTTTTCTTTTTTTACTCCATCAACTATATATTTTATAGGAGCAGTTGGACCTAACGCCACAAACTGGACCGCGCCAGTAGCAAGAACTAATATTGGTCTTCCTTGGAGCGGGCTAACAAACACAAACGCCGCAACATTCCAAACAGCACTATTTGGTTCTAACACCAATCCAGTTTTGGTAAACACCAATGGAGAGGTGGTAAGCCCTACCAATTTCTGGGCAGTAGCCCCGATATCCACAACTGTCCAATATCAGACAAACATTACAGGAACATCAACAAATGCCGCCACAAATAGCCGCAACCTATTCTTGTTTAGCCTTTCTCCTTCGGTGTCGGGGATTACCAATACGGTGACATTGCCCACGAACCCCGCAACCACATTTGAAGGAGATAGAGCTACTATTACCCATCTTGCCCAAACAACCAATGCGGTGACGGCTGTTAGGCAGTTAGGTGCGGCAACCAATCTTATTACACTCAACCAACTTGATGAGACTGTTCTGTTGATGTATCGTAGCGGAGCATGGAGGTTGGCTGATAATATTTCTTACGTTGAACCTATCTTCTTTTCTGGAACCAATGCAGCAGTCAATGCGGCGGCAAGCAGAACCAATCTCGGATTAGGCACAACTAATGAAGTTCAATTTGGAAAAATTTTTGTAAATGGAGTTTTTGAAGCAAGATCAAATGTTGTAGAAGTTTTTCAGCCAATTTTAATTACTGATCGTGATTCTACAAATGCAGTTTTTCAATTTGAAACAGAATCAGATAGCGCAATTGCACGAACTAATCTCAAAATTCCTTTAACAGCATTGACAAACACTAACAACGCCAACTTCCAAGCAGCCGTGTTTGTTACAAACGCCGCACCCACTAATACCGCAAACGTCAACGGAATTGGATTTAATACCGCTGTCCATTGGATGGAAGTGACTATAAAAACCAATGGCACGAATGCAACATTTCGTATTCCCTTGTTTCAATGACCAACTACTGGAGACTTGAGAGAGATATTGAAATCGTCCAAGGAAAAACTTGGACGGCTAAATTTCGTTATCTGACCAAGTCCTGCAAGGGGAAGTCCAATGTACCCGTCAATCTTTCTGGCTACGGGGCCAACATGGTCATCCGTGAGTGCGCCAAGGATAGTGCCACTTTGCTCACATTGACCTCTGGAAGCGGGATTACGCTCGGCGGAAGCGCGGGTACCATCGAAATCGAAATCACCGCCACACAGGCCGCAAATCTCACCGCAGGAGACAACGTCTACGAAATCGAACTCTACCTCGGCTACACCTATATCGCGTTTGCCACGGGTAAGGCTAAAGTCTATCAGGAGATCGCCCGATGAGCCAAGAGGTCATTGAGATCACAGAGAGGGAGATTGAGGTCATTGAGGTGGTGGAGCGGGGTCCGTCTGGGCCGACTGGCCCGCAAGCCAACATCAACTACACAGTAGTCTCTAGTCCGCAAACACTTAGCAATTCCCAGAATATCGCAGCCGATACTTCGGGAGGGACATTTACTCTCACTCTCCCGCTCAATCCTAATGAAGGTGATTCCATCGATATCTTCGACTACTCGGAGACTTTCGACACTAATCCACTGACCATCGCCCGAAACGGACAAAGGATCGAAAGTTTGGAAGAAAATCTGATCTGCAACGTCGAAGGAGCCTACTTTACGATGATCTATACTGGATCTACCCGTGGATGGCAGATCCTTCCTCGCTACGGAACCTCTGGAGGAGGAGGAGAGTCTATCCTTACCAACCAAGGCGACACCCTTTATCGCGGGCCTTTGGTCAACGAGAGGCTTCCCATCGGAAGCGCAGGCCAAATCTTAAAAGTCGCCGCCAGCGGCATACCAGAATGGGGCAACGAGTCGGGGGCCGTGACAAGCGTGAACGGGGCCACGGGAGCAGTCACGGTTGCCGCCCTTAACCACACTCACGAAGCGGCAGACGTATTCTTTCAAGGTTTGGAACTGTTAGACGCGGGCAACGCCAACACGAACGGCGTCTACGTCTACGGAGGGGTTTTTGGCGGCAAGGGCATCTACTACAAAGACAAGGACAGTTTCATTTATTGGGACGGAGCAGCTTGGATGGTGTCCTATAACTCCGACGACATTTATTCCTCGGCGCAAAACACGACAACACCGTGGCAAGTCACTTCGTGGAGCGTTGAAGCAGGCCAAACATCGCCCGCACCCTCGTCGTGGGATCGTCTGACAGGCGACCAATGGGAGGCGGTTGTCGGGCAGCGCATCAACCCGACCTTGCGCGGCACTGCCGCTGGCAAAAATGTCGGCACAGGTGCGGACGATGTTTCGGCTGGTAATCACACCCACGGCAACCTAACCAACGCAGGAGCCATCGGCACCACCGCCAACCTCCCGCTCCGCACAGGCACCAACGGCGTAGTCGAGGCGGGTTCTTTCGGCGCGGCGGCAGGGAGCTTTTGCGCTGGCGACGATGCGCGGCTTTCGGATGACCGCGACCCCAACGCGCACGCCGCAAGTCATGCCGCAGCCATGAAGGCGTTTTTTACAGGAACAGTCAGCGGAGCGCCATTAACGTTTTCTATACTTGCAGATAATGTCGGAACTGCTGGCAATAGCATTTCTTTTTCTTTTAACGGCTCGACTGACATTGATTCAGCCGTGAATGCGTGGAATGCGGCAAATCCATCAAATACGGTTTCGTTATCTGGAGATGGAACACAAGTTCCTAGCAACGGCCAAACCATTACATTGTCTGGTGGTGTAAATCTTGGTAGCGACCCCCTAGTCCCTGTTTTTACAAAAGTGACTATTTCTGATGACGATAGCGACGAGTCCGTGCTGTCGCTAACAAAACTCACACAAAACATTATTGAGTTTGCCACACAAGAGCTTTCAATAAACCACATAGGCGGTAACGATACGCCATACATATCAGTAAGCGATGGAACAGATGAGGCGCTGCTTGGTCTTCGCCAAGGCGAAATGTTTTTGCAAGGCAGCAACCCCAATGTCCGCATTGAGCAAAATGGTGGCAATCTTGCCAACATCCTTATGGCAAGCGCCAAACTTGTTGACGAGGAAGGGCCATATACTGCGACAATAGATGTTCAAGAGCAGCTTACAGATGACGTAACCCTCACGATCCCCGACCAGTCGGGAACTC